CCGTGAGCAGAAGCGCCGTCTCCACTATGTTGCTAACATCTATGTGGTGAAGGATCCTTCTAATCCTGCTAATGAAGGTAAGGTCTTCTTGTACAAGTTCGGCAAGAAGATTTTCGACAAGCTTACCTCGGCCATGAATCCCGAGTATGAAGGCGATAAGCCGCTCAACCCATTTGATTTCTGGTCTGGTGCTAACTTCAAGCTCCGTTCTAAGATGGTCGCTGGTTATGTCAACTACGATACCTCATCGTTCGACACTCCTGGTGCTCTGCTTGATGATGACGCAGAACTTGAGAAGATTTGGAAGTCCGAGCATTCTCTCAAGGAAGTTCTGGATCCTAAGAACTTCAAGTCATACGACGAACTCAAGCGGAAGCTCGAGGATGTCCTTGGCGCAACTCTCGGCACTGCTGATGCTCCTGTTGTTGAGTCCGCTTCTATTACTGGACTTACACAGAAGCCTACCTTCGATGCTCCTAAGGCTCGTAAGTCGGTTGCTGAAGATGTTCCATTTGATACTGAGGATGAAGACCTGAACTACTTCAAGGGTCTTGCTGACGAGTAATAGCAACGTGAGAGTAGAAAGGGCAGCTTCGCGGCTGCCCTTTTTTATTATGAGAAGTGATTGTTGATCATTGAAGAGCTATCATCACCTTGTAATTTTGCTCTGTTTGTTGCTCTTAACTGAGATGGAGGAACATAGTAATTTCCTGTAAGTTGATTATACAAATCAGGATCTGGATTTTCTCTATAAACAGGTTGTTTTTGAGTGTTGATTGCCTGTGTAGGTGTCTCTAAACTTTTTACATCTTCCTGAGTAGTAACGGGCATCTGTTGATTATTTTCTATCGTACCAGGTGGTGTAATTTTGATATTTTCGCCACTATTAGCATAAAACACATCTTCGCCTGTTTTGAGACTTTTGGCAACGATATCTTCTTTTGGAGGAACTTTGAAATCGCCTCCCTCAGCAAATTTTTCTGCTGGTACTGTGGTTGATGCTACAGCAGTGGGAGTTTCTTGTGCTTGTGCAACTTCTTGCGCTTTAAGTTGTACCTCTTGCATTTTTCTCATCGCTTCATAATGATCATTAAGAGCAGCGGATTGAGGCATAGGACCTATACCTTTTAAATAAGCTGCAACGTCTCTTTCAAGTCCAGGAGCAAAATTTTCAATAGGCACATCGGAAGTCCCTCCAGGTCCCCAAGCACCTGCATCAGTAGGACCGCCCGCAGCTTCATTTGTCTTTCCAGCATGTAATGTTTTGCTGTTGATATAAAATCCACCGCGGTCAGCACCTGCTTTGACAGCCCCTAATGCTGTTATTGCTCTTTGATCACTATTCCACTTACTGCCATCTTCATTATAACCAATAGTATCTGTTTCTGTACCTGCGCCATGACTTACATGACCATGACCTTCAGTCTGTGCGCCAGACAATTCTAATCTGGTTAAACCAGCAGCTTTGGCTGCAATTGCTTGTTGTTTTAATCTTTCTCTTGCTTCTGGTGTTAATTCTTCTAAATTCTCATCAAATCTTTGTCCATTTTTAGCGTTTGTATAAATTGGAACAGCAAAATCATTACCTTCAATAAATGGTTTTTTACCAGTCATCACATCATCATCAATGCTAACACGTTGATTAAATAAACCTCCATCAGTCGCAGCGGCATCCAATGTAGGAGAATTGATTGGTTGACGTTTCATTACTTCGTTGAATTGTTCTGTGCCTAACTTTTCTATTGCCGCCTCAAACTTTTTCTTCTGTGCATCTGAGGCTGTACTATACCAAGTTTGTAATCTTTGATCTAGTTGAGATATCATTGTTGGTTCAAATTTAGCAACTATCTGGTCTGCGGTTGCTTCCATTTCTTTCACATATCCAATATTTCTCTCGTAGTTGGATTCAAATAAGTCTTGAATTTTGTCATCGGTCATTTTTTGAAAAGCTTGCCAAGTAGTATGGGTATCACTGCCTCCAAGACCAGCTTTAAGCAATTCACCAAAATTTGCAGGAGGACTATTTAAATCAGCTTGAAGGTCTCTGCCTGTTCTTGAGCGATAGTCTTTTTGAGCAAGATATAATGCTGCTCTATCTTGGTTTTCTGGGCTAAAATCTGTTATTTTATTATCTGGATATTTTTGATTATATTCGGCTACGGTGCCATCCCATGTTGTTTTAGTAAACTGATAACGACCAGCTGCTGTGCTATCTGTATGTACTGCACCATATTGACGAGGATGATCAGAGAAATCGTTGAACGTAGCTCCATCTACAATAGCATTATAATTTGGACTTTCACCATGAGCAATCGTATCAAGCAAAGCTCTTTCTTGTGGAGACATATTAGTAGAGGCTGTGCTTATTACACGGCCATTACTATCAATTATGCCTGAAGTTGCTTTCGAACCAACTTGATTAGGAAAAGCTTTTTGAAAAATCTCTTGGACTGCTTTTTCTTCAGGTGTTAAAGCTTTTTTACTGCCACCGCCACTGCTATCACCACCGCCATATGTCGTTACTTCACCAGATTTGGATGAGGATAGTTTGGCGCCGCCTGATAAGGCAACATCTAGTTTTGCTGAATATTGATTAACTTTACCAACATCCGGCAATTGATCTCTATAATATCTCGGAAACAAACTAACCAGCTGACCTGGCGACAAAACGGATATTATGTCATTAATAGATCCACTCTGCGCTAGTTGAGTTCTTTGAGTAGGTACCAGATTTAATAAGCTCTTGTAGCTAACTGTCATATTCTCAAGATTAAATGCCATTTATCTTCTCTTTTTAATTGTTGCTGCTTGGTCACGGTTCTTTTGGTCTTGTTCTTTTATATGTTCCTTGAGTAAATCAACATATATAAATCTTTCCCAAGGTATCATACTTTCTAATTCCGTAAGACTATACTTGTGATGTTGCATTAAAGCAAAATTAGTTTTAAAATAATTCATCAAAGTATCATGGCCAAGCATTATTGAAAAAAACGAGTAAAATCCGTATATTTGATATTATGCTCATACTTGCACTTAGGGCAAGTCGATGTTGCTGCGATGTAAAAGTTAGGTAAGTTATCTGCAAATTCTTCCAGCTTCTTATACTGTTCTTGAGTCAATGCTTCAACAAATTCTTTCAGTTCTTCTTTACTGAAATCTTTCGTTGTGTATACCTTATCGCCATTAACAATTCTATCCACACAATTGCATATTACACGTATTTTCTTTTCAAATGTAGATTGACTATCCATTATTTCTTTCATAATTGTGTATGTTGGATATTTCATCTTAATACTTAGAGCGTCATTCAATTTGATATCCATACTGATATTATCATTTTTTTGTATAAGGCAATTTGAAACATCTATTTCTGCCTTAAATGTACCACCGCATTTACTGCCGTCAGGTGTAACATTATTACATGTATAGGACATTTCAATATTTTCACCTATGGACTTAGCCCTAAGAGCGATGAATATATAATCAATATCAAAAAATGGTAGTTTTTCAACATCGACATTATCCGATATCACACAGTTGTTGATTATCTGTTTTGTCGTTTTGATTATATTTTCGTTGTCTTTTGATTCTACTGCCATAAGCAAAATCTTCTCTTCTTTCACAAGAAAAGGCCTTATTTTTACCGTTTTACCATTGGACGGTAAAACAATATCATATGTCGGCACATCAATTTTTGGTAATGTCATTATTTAATTCGCCTTATCTGTTTGTTGTTAGTACTTTATCTGATGATTCCACTAGCTTGTAAGTGCCTCCTTCTGAATCTCTATTCTTTCTAGTCCACTTTGTAAATGTAAAATTTACAGCTAGTCTTTGGAAATTATCATCTGCCCATGTTACTGGCTGTGGATTAACAAGGATTGGATATGCATCATGGAAAGTCCATGCATATGTTGCTAAAGGTTCCGTAAATTCAGAATCACCTTTCACAGTTGATGATGTTCTTCTACCAACATCACCAAATTGAAACATCTCAATTTGACAGACATAATCATCTTTATAAGAAAAATCAAATGTTCTGGTAGGATTTATTATTTCCATCCAATCATCAAAGAATTCTCTTTCAAATGAATCTGCACGGCATATGAATGACATAGCAGTTTCTTGATATTCTGTCTGGTATGGTACTTTAAAGTCCGGGCCATAGTATCCCTTAACATCTGCACTTATAAAGCCACGACCAGGGAATTCAGCAGATTCACACAGATATGTGAAATCTCTCATAAAAGGAGTACGTTTAAATTTTCTCAATAATGAATTATTTCCAGAAGGCACTATGCGAACAACAAATCGTGATGATTTAGCTAGACTTTGAAACTTACCGGATTGTGCGAGGAAATCCGACATTGTTAAATTTGTTGGTTGATTATCTATTTTAAAACTTGCCATTTTTTATCCTTGTGAAACCCATACTGCTACAGGCAATTCTAGTGCTTTGTCCCATTCATCCGCAGTTATCTCCACAAATTGTGATCTGACCTGTGTATAAAGATATCGTTTTATACAGGGTCTCATGGTGGCCGAAGTCTTTTTAGCACTGGCCAATAAGTCATATGTTAATCTAAGCCTAGTCGTTTCATTCATCTTTGCATTTGAACGGTATTTCATCAACTGATCAAGAAGGTATTTTCTTTCTCCAAAAGATAGATAATGCATATTCAGACCTAGAAAACCGTCTGGATATCTTTCTATAGGAAAAACAAGTGGAAATCTATCGTATATGGGGAGAGTTTGTTTATTCTTTGGATCATACCAAAAGAAGTACATTCTGCCTATAGAGGCATTTTCTCTCTTTCGGTCTTGATTTGACATGATTTTCTTGCGATAACCGACAGCGGATGTTGCTTTACCAGTTAACCAAGTCTGTATTTCGTTTTTGTTATACTTTGCCATAATTGTATTTATTTCACTTGACAACCACTTGACATGACTATATAATGGCTATGTGCTGTAGCAATGAATAATACTATTTGATACCTAATTCTTTCTCAGTGATAAGCTTGAATTGCCATCCTCTATCAAGACAGTACTCTTCAGCAGCTTTCCACTTAGCTTGATTCTTACCCCATGTAGTTACCTCAGTAATATACTGTTTGGTAATACGCTTCTTTTTCTTAGGTTCAGTTGTTTCTTTCTTAGGCTTTACTTCTAATAGTTGTTCTGTGATATTACCATTCTTATCTATGGCCTTTATATAGAAGTCAGGGAAATACCTGTGAATGCGATTATCTAGAGGCGATATATATGGTATTGCTATTTCCTCAGATGACCACTGAATAATCGATTTATTCTCATCCAAATATACCATAAGCTTTCGTTCCCATAAAGAACGGTATATGATTCCCGTTGGGTCGCCTTTATATTTTCCAGGGTTCTTTGGGCTGTACCTGCCCTTGTAAGTTTTCATATAAATATATAGAAAACAATTTAGGAACAAAAATCAATGCCGGAAACTCCTACATCATCACTTAGAGATTTACTTTTAGAATATGCGGACGCATCATATAATGCTGCTCGTATTATTATTCCTGATTTAAAGGAAAGAGTCACTGATGTATTTGGTTATCAAATAGATGATAATACCCTAGAACAATCTGAATATGATTTTCGATACCGCACATTCCCAGCGGATATAGGTAGTGATTATGTTGGTCACTATATGGTAATCAATATAAATGTTCCTGTTACAGCTACAGGAGACGGTGGTCAACAGCGTACCTCATATCGCGCTGGTCAAACTGTATTAAAAAAAGATTATTCTAAAGTTGATGCTTTAAGATACGGCAACGCTGAAAAAAATGTTGGTGATGATGGTAAAGGACTAACTAGAGATCCATTTTCTATACCTAGATATACGCGCCGTATAGCAGAATCCATAGCTATATTCATGCCTACTCCTATGATGTATACAACAACCAACGATTATGCAGAAATTAGTTTGAGCGCCCTTGGAAATTCAATTGCTGCTGGCGGCGCCGGTGCTCTTGGCGCTATCTTTGGCGAATCTGCTGGTAGGTTTGCATCCAGTATGGTATCAGGGTTTACAGGAGCCGTAACAACTTTTGGTGGAATGATGGGGCATCCGATTAATCCTAGAGTTGAAGTCATCTTTTCTCGCACACAGCTTCGCCAATTCGTATTTGAATTTCTTTTAGCACCAAGAAATCAAATTGAATCAGGCAGTATGAAAAAGATTATAGATACGCTTAGATACCATTCTGTTCCAGAACTTGATGAAAATACTGGAGGATTTACTTATGTTCCACCAGCGGAATTTGACTTCACATTCTATCATCAAGGTAACGAAAATAGATTAATACCCAGAATAAATACATGCGTTGTTGATAGAATTGAAGTAGACTATGCTCCAACTGGCATATATTCAACATTTTCTAACGGACATCCAGTCTTGGCTAGATTGAGCTTGGGTGTTAGAGAAGTTGAACCTCTACATAAACGCCGCGTTCTACAAGGATTCTAAGAATGTCTAGATTTTTTGATAAGTTTCCTACAATTTCATATAGCTTGTCTGGTAAAAAATATCCAGACTATCAAATCGTAAAAGATATTTTATTCAGGACAGCTTTTATCCGTGACGCCTTGGATAAAAAGACAGCATATACCGAATATATTATAAGAGACGGCGATACTCCAGATATATTGGCCAATAAGATATATGGCGATTCCGAAGCTCACTGGATCATTCTATATGCCAACGAGATCCTTGACGCTCAATTTGATTGGCCAATGACCACCGGTGTGTTTAATAAGTATATCGCGGATAAATATCGTAGCATGGCAGAAACGGATTTAGGACCACCACTGGAAGATTACCAGGTTATCGCTTGGACTCAAGACTTGACAAATGATGAATCTGTTCACCATTATGAGAAGGTAATAAGACAAGAAAATCTGACAGCTCGGGTAACTACGGAAACAAGGTTTGTAATCAATAAAACAAGATTAACCGATGATGCGCTTGATGTGCCACACGATTATTATGATGATCTGGCTGAAGAACAAAACGTTACTCCAATAAATCTCTCAGTTGGTGGGCAAACTATTATTCAAACAACATATCGCAATTTCGTAACTTATTATGACTATGAAGACGAACTGAATGAACAGAAAAGAACTATCCGTATTCCAAAAAAAGAATATTACACTCAAATTGTTACCGAATTAAATGCACTGACGAATACCTCAGTGCCTATATTCCTTAGAAAAGTGTCTTAAATATGGTAAATGTTGAAGTACCAACGATAGAACAATATGAAGTAAAATTCGTAGTGTCAATTGATGGTGTTAAAGTTGAAAATACCAGAGATATATCTGTACGTGAAATAACGTTGTCCGAAAGTCTGTTGACTCCGGGTCTACAAACCTCGGTATTAGTTGATAGCTTTCTCCATGTGTCTTCGGATGATAACGGTAAACCTTTGCCACCGAAGAATTTCGATGATTATAAAAATAAAATAATAAGAATTGGGGTTGAAAGACCTCTTTTAGAGTATTTTGAAATGCAATCTACTCTTCTGGTAGAGCAGAGAGTTTATAGACTTGATAAAAGAGAACTGTTGAATAATAATAATGAGAGATTCCGTATACATGCCTGTGATGATACACTATTAAATGATGCTAGGTCGCTGGTAAGTAAGTCTTGGAAATGTAAATCGCCCTCAGATATTGTTTCCGAAGTTTTGCAGTCATGTGCAGGTGCGAAAAGAATTGAAGTTGAGACATCTGGTCCTAATAGAGATTACATAGCAGAAAATATTCATCCATTTCAGGTTGTAACCCATCAAGCAAATGCAGCCTTGGCCTCTGGTGATGATCCATCTTTTGTTCATTATATGACATATGAGGACTTAGGCACCCATAAATTCAGATCAATATCGAATCTATCAAAACAAGCTCCTGTGTTTGATAGACCATTTCTATTTTCTGAAACTGGAGCAGCGTCTGGATATAATAATCCATACAGTATAATGCAATACTCTTTCCCTTGTGATTTTGATTTATTATCTGATGTTTTAAATGGCATAGATACTGATGGCAAATTTATCAATAGTCTTATTACAGTCAATTTAATTTCAGGTACTAATAGTCTTCTCGGAAACCAAACAATGGGATGTGGTATTGGTGGAGGAGTCGGTAAGATTGCTGTAACAAACTACGGAACAGAACAAGCACAGGATCAGTGCCGATTTGATGTAGAAAAATACTTACTCAAAAGACAGGCTAGAATGTCTCTTTTAGAACAAGACAAGACAGCTCTAAAATTAACTGTACCATGGAATCCCGAATTAAATGCCGGCAAGCTAATTAAAATTGATTTGTACAGAAAAGGCACTGATACTTTTGATCCTAAAATATCTAGATTATATGGCACAGGCACATATTTAATCGTTAATTTGGTACATACAATAAAAAGAGGCGGTCTGTCAACAACAACAATGGATTGCGTGGCACAAACTGCGGGGCAAGGAGAAGTATAGTATGATAAGTAGACACCTTAATAATGCTTCAGAAAGTAATTTCACAATAGGATATTGTGTCGGTGGTCATGATGGAGATCCAGCGCCAAATCAAGATGGCGGAATAAGAGTTTATCAGGCGCATCACATGGGTAATGGCGTATCAACAGATCATATAGGATTTTCTCCAGTTCTAATGCAGCCAAATCAAGGAGGAGCCACTGAGTTTAATGGTTGTGTTGATCCGGGTCAAGCTCTTGTATGCATGAGAACAAAAGAACCAGACGGAGCAAGTAGTCTTGTTGTCGTAGGATGTCTTCAACCTACCAGACAAGACGGTGGTAGCCCTCAAAATAATAATTTAAATACTAAATTAAATGCATTGGTTGAAGCATTTTCTAAAACAATTAAAGTATTACCAGCACCGAATGTAAAAGAAACAATCAGAGACGGTGCAAGAATCCGTCAAATCCAAGAAAAAGGTTTTGAACATAAGCATGACCTATTAAAAGGAATACCATCTTCCGGTTCAATGTATCCTCTTGCAGGATTAATACAAAAACAAATTACAGGTATATCAACTGCAACCCAGTCATTTAGTAATATAATTACTGGTAGTATGATGGCAGCATTACCAGGTACCAATTTCTCTTTAGGAAGCTTACTAACATCTCTCACATCATCAGCACTTGATGAAATATTATCATCTATGCCAGTAGAAATTGCTCAGGGCACTCAGAGTATGTTTAATCTCATGCAATCAATGGAAGTTAATGAGAGTGGCGGATTCAATACTATGGGTAAAGTTGATCCCACAACATTCTTGACTAATGCTACCAGTCTATTAAAGGGTAATCAATCCTTAGGTGAAGTTGTTGAAAATGTAAAGCGTCTCCAATATGACACCTCATTATTTGGTCTAGATAAATTAGGTAGTGCCTCATTTGATATTCCAACAGCCTTTGGTGTAATTAAGATGAGTTTATCACCCACTGGTCAAATGGTAAATGAAACTCCAGAACCTGTGCAAAAAGCAATTGGAGCTTTTTCTGGATTAATGACCTCTGGAGCTGGATTTCCAAGCGGATCTTTAACTAATATGTTCGGTAGTTCTGCCTCTGTTATGTCTTCTCTATTTGATAGATTGCCTCCAGAAAAGCAAACTATTGCTAAAAATATGATGGAAGGCGTTATTGCATCTGGTACTAAATCTAGAGGTAATTTAAATAATCTGAGTAAAGCAATTGGAACAGGCGTAAATATTTTAAGCATGTTTAAGTGAAAGAGGAAATATAATGCCAGAATATACACCAGCGGGTAATCCAGTAGGACAAACTCCAAAATCTTATAGTACGCCGCCAGATGCAAGAGATTCCGGTGGTGAATATCCAAATTATTATATTAAGAAGACACGGTCTGGCCATGTACTGATGATGGATGACACCAAAGGCAGTGAACATATCACTCTTCAGCATCGTAGTGGTTCTATGATCCAATTTACACCAGATGGTAAAATAGTATTTACTTCCCAGAATGGTCAATACAATGTTGTATTTGGTGAGAATCGAATGCTTATCACAGGCGCATATGACGTTACCGTAGAAGGCTCAGCAAGTTTGAGTGTGGATAAAGATTATGATGTAACAGTCAAGGGCAATTATAATATGACTGTACATGGCGATATGAACATGACAACAAAGAATTTTAATCAAACTATTCGTGGCGATTATCATATGACAGCTAAGGATATGACTATGAAGATGGAAGGATCATCGGAAATATCATCCCATGGAACTACTGCATTATCATCCGATGGTGGTTTAGCCCTTGCTTCTACCGATGATTCAATCATAATGGGAGCAAAACAGAATATTGGTATAAAATCTGCAAGAAAGTTGATGATAGAAGCTGGTAGCAGTATGCATATGAAATCCGATTCGGCCTTAAACTTGCAAACTTCCGCTAAACTATCATTAAAAGGTGGATCAATTGCTGTTGATGGTTCCGACGGTGCGCCTAATATTCTACTTGCTTCTGGTGCTTCCGCTGATGCCGATTCCTCTGAAGTATCATTCAAGAAACCTACTAGTCCCAATAGAGAGATATAAATAATAGTATGGCAAGACCAATAGTAACATCAAGACAACTAGACTATTCAGACTTGGATTTGGATTTTCTTCCACATCCAACAACTGGTGATGTTTTAATAAAGACTGGCGAAGATGCGATAAAGCGTTCCGTTCGTAATTTAATACTAACTAATTTTTATGAAAAACCTTTTAGACCAGGAATTGGATCAGGTGCTATAAAACTATTGTTTGAAAATGCCACTCCATTAACGGCCACTTTTTTAAAAAACGCTATCATGGAAGTAATACGAAATTACGAACCGAGAGTTGAAATGATAGACGTTGATGTGGTATTTGATTATGATAACAATGGATATAGTGCTACAATGCAATATGTTATATTGAATAGGAACTTACCTGTAACAACAACAATATTTCTAGAAAGAATTCGCTGATGGCGGCCAATACATCAATAGTAATAGCAGACCTTGATTTTGATAGCATTAAGAGCAATTTAAAAGATTTTCTAAAGAATCAAACTAGATTCCAAGATTATGACTTTGAAGGTTCTGGTATGAATGTTCTATTGGACATTCTGGCATTGAACACACATTATAATGCCTATTATTTGAATATGATTGCCAATGAAATGTTCCTTGACTCATCAAAGATCAGGCAGTCTACAGTCTCTCACGCAAAATTAATCAATTATGTTCCAGAAAGCTCTCATGGTTCTGAGACTAAACTCAATATCACTGTGACACCTTCAATATCTGAAGATCAGGTTACCAGCGTACTCACTCTAGACAGATATGCAAGATTTTTAGGTTCAGCTATTGATGGTATCAATTATCCTTTCGTCGCTTTAAATTCCAATACAGTTGTGAAAATTGGCAATTCTTTTGTATTCTCAAATGTTACCATAAAGCAGGGTGAAGTTGTAACCAGACAGTACCTAATGGACTCATCAAACATCAAAAGAAGATTTGATATTCCATCTGCAAACATTGATACAAATACCATAGTTATTACTACTCAAGAGTCCGCTTCTAATACAGAGACCGTATCATACAATCTAGCCCAAGATTTGACTGAGCTTACTCCAAACTCTGCGGTATATTTCATTGAAGAGAATGAAAAAGGAAAATACACTGTCTACTTTGGTGATAATGTGATAGGCAGAAGACCTAAAAATGGGAATATAATCAATATCACATATATCGATACATTAGGGTCTATGGGTAACAAGATATCATCGTTTTCAATAGCAAACACTATTGGTGGATTATATAATGATAATGTAAGAATAACATCGACAAGCTCAACATATTCTGGATCGGAAAAAGAAACAATTGAGCAGGTAAAGTATCGCGCACCATATTTCTATACTGCACAAAATCGTGCTGTTACCATATACGACTATGAAACTCTAATTACCAAAGACTATACAAATATTGATTCGGTAGCTGTATGGGGTGGTGAAGATAACGTTCCTGTTGTTTACGGTAAGGTATTCTTATCATTGAAGACCAAAGAGAACTTCTTCCTTAGCAATTTGGAAAAAGAAAGCATTAAGAACAGTCTAATCAAAAATAGAAACGTTTTGACTGTTTTACCTGAAATCGTTGATCCGTCTTATACATATATCTTTGTTCGTGGATCCGTATATTATAATCCAGGCTTAACTCAGTATACAGCGGCTGAGATTAGAAGCTTTGTTGTCGCTTCTATTGAAGATTATAAGATAGACTATCTTGGTAAATTTAGGTCTGGTTTTCAGAAGTCGGTATTACAGCAGTACATTCAAGAATCGGAAAAATCTATCACTGGTTCCGATATCAAAGTTATAATTCAAAAGAGAATTCCAATTACTTTGAGTCAAACAAAAAACTATACAGTTGACTATGGAGTACCTATAAAGAAAGGCGATTTCAATAGCTCAATATCATCTTATCCTTCACTAGGCATTGTTGATACAAACTTTGTCACAAGACAGGTATTCTTTGAAGAGGTACCATCAATAAACTCTGGCATCGAAAGAATTGATATTGTGAATGGTGGTATAAACTATACTACAGTTCCGACAGTTACTATCACTGGCGATGGCACAGGAGCAAAGGGTATCGCCAAACTTTATGGTGGCAGAATTGCGTCAATTGAAATGACTAGTAAAGGTTCTAACTATACAAGAGCAACTGTGTCCATATCAGGTGACACAGGATCAGGTGTAGTTATAGATCCTGTTCTTCAGTCTCGCGTTGGAACTCTTAGAACATATTATCTAAATCAAAGTGGAGAAAAAATATTCGTTAATAATGATGCTGGAACAGTAGACTATGACAATGGAATAATTGTTCTCAAGTCTCTATTACCTGTATCGGTAGCAACAAATAACTATTACGAATCGAACATATTGTCAATAAATGCATTTGTGGACAAAGAAATTATTGACTCTATCCGAAATAAGATTATAGATATCGATATTAACAACCCTCTCTCATATCAAATAGAAATTGTTTCAGCATAAAAAATGATCAGCAACAGCAAAATATCAAATCTAGTCGCGTCTCAATTTCCTTTTTTTGTTAGAAACGACCATGAAAATTTCGTTGCTTTCTTAGAAGCTTACTATGAGTTCCTAGAACAACAAAATGGCGTTAACAATTTAACTAAAAATTTGTTAAACCAGTCTGATATTGATTTGACCGACCTCTTCGTTGAGAATTTCTACAATAACTTTATTCCATTTATTCCAAAAGATACGGCTGTAGATAAAACTCTCATTCTGAAGCATATCAAGGACTTCTATCGCTCTAGAGGTACTGAGAAGTCAATTAGATTCCTTATGAGAATTCTATTTGATGAAGATGTTGACTTTTATTATCCTCAAAGAGATATTCTAAAAGTATCCGATGGTAAATGGTTTCAAGAAAAGTCTATTAAGATTACGGATCTAGAAGTAGATGGTACTGCCAATAATCAATTAGGTATAGAAACAAAATTTATTAGCAGAAGAATATCTGGCACTACATCAAATGCATACGCTCTTGTTGAAAGTTCTTCGTCATATTATGAAGGCACTTCTCTTGTCCGCGAACTCGGACTTTCCAATCAATATAGAAATTTTGATTTTGGTGAAAGAATAACATCATCTTTCTTTGAAAATGGAATTGAAAAGACACTTACCGCTAATCTATTCTCTGGTAGTATTAATACCGTTAAAATTATCAATGGTGGAACAAGATATGTAAAAAATCAAGTGATTACTATTGAGAGTAATACGGGCAGTGGTGCAAATATCATTGTCTCATCTGTTAGTAGTGGCGACTTAACATCTATTGTAGCACTAAATGGCGGTGCTGGATTTCAAGTAGGTAGTCAAGTTTTGATTACTGGTGGCGGTGGTACAGGCGCTGCTGCAAGTATTTCTTCAGTTTCAGATAACAACTTCTATCATCCTAATACATATAATATCGTTTCATCTCTCATATCTTTGGAAGCAAATACTCCTATTAATAATACCAGATATGCTAATCTAAAATCGTCTGCTGTTGTCAATGCTAACTCAACAATAGCAAATTCAGTTAGTTATTTTGTCTATGCTAACACTGGACCAATCACAGGAATTCTTCTATACAATATAGGTTCTGGTTATTCAGGCGCACCTTCAATTACCGCTCAAGCCAATACAAGAGTAAGAAACCTTGGTATTCTCGGTAAGATGAGAATTGTTAATGGTGGTAGTGGTTATTATATTGGAGATAAAATTAGATTTACAAATGTTCTTGGCGGTTATGGTTCAGGTGCAAATGCCATAGTTAGTAATGTTGACACATCACAATCTAATACAATTAGTGCTGTAAGATTTGTGAACGTTCCTGGTCAAATTACTGGTGGTTCAGGATATGATCAGCTTTATTTACCAATAGCTACTGTCGTATCTTCAAATGCTCTAGCCTCTAATGCTAATATTGAAGTTACAGCCGTTCTTGGATCAGGAGAAATTTTATATTCTGCAAACTCTATACAAGGTAAAATTTTAAGTCTTCAAATTTTAAAAAGCGGTTCAGGATATACAACAGCACCTACTCTAAATCTTACACAAATTGGTGATGGTACAGCACAAGCAGAGACTACAATCATCACAGGAGAATTTACTTATCCTGGTAGATACCTAAACGATGATGGTCATATCTCTTCATACAATTTTATTCAAGATAGAGATTATTACCAGAAGTTCTCTTATGTTGTCAAGGTAAAGCAATCTTTAGATAAGTATCGTTTGGTTCTCAAAACACTAATACATCCTGCTGGAATGAAACTATTTGGTGAGTATGCAACGGTGGATGAGGGTACAAATCTATATCTGCCTATTAGAGACGCATCTGACAATCTAGTTTCAACCACAACCAAAACATATCGTTTTGAAACTGGAAATGTATACATCAACTATGCCAATCATGGACTAGCTGTAAGTAACACGGTATATCTGGATTGGATAACTGGTAATTTGGCTGCTAGTAACGTAACAACAGCATATCCATATGATAGTATCAAAGGTCCGTATAAGGTTAAGACAGTGGTAAATACTAATCAGTTTATTGTTAACACTGTCCAATACATAGCGAATACCAGTAATCTAACATATCTAGCCAATACCTTTCTTCCTAATACATCAGGAACAGTGAATGTTGGTAAAGTTATATACTAAATAGTAAAAAATAGGAAAAGAAATGGCTTCGATATACACTAAAAGTATGCAAATATTTAATGCTGAGAATTTTAAAGCCTCAATTGGAGATGCTAGTGAACCATATGTATACTTTACATTCGGTAAGGTAGAACCGTGGCCAAGTGTAATTGCTCCTCCTCTAGAAGATCCTCCTCCTCAGGCTAATAGTTCTGTTGATACATTCAATCAAGTTTGGAAAAATATGATTGGAGCTAAGAAGATTGTTGGCAATGATGCTCGTCTTGCTATTCGTAGATTTAACTGGGAATCAGGAACAGTTTATGATGAATACGATGATTCCGAAGAAACCTTAGATATGAATGATCCCGATGTTAAGTTCTATGTTGTCACTGATGAATGGAATGTATATAAATGCCTTGGTAACAACAATGGTAATCCATCAACAGTTAAGCCGACCACTATCAATACATACATCGCAGAACGAGTATCCGACAAGTATATCTGGAAGTATATGTATACGCTTTCTGATGAAGAAAAGCTTCGTTTTACAACTACTAACTTTATTCCAGTTCGCACATTAACAGAAGACAATGGATCTCTACAGTGGCATGTTCAAAATAATGCTGTACAAGGATCAATTGGATCAATCAAGATTGTGGATGGAGGATCTAATTATGCTGTAGCTAATACTCCTACAATCACTATTACGGGTGATGGCACAGGAGCTGAAGCTGTTGCAACTGTTAATGCAGCTACATCTAATGTAGAAAGTATTTTGATTACAAATAAAGGTCAAAATTATACATACGCTAATGTGGCAATAACTGCTAACAATAATGGCAGCGGAGCAATCGCAAGAGTTGTTATGAGTCCTAAGGGCGGTCACGGTGCTGATCCAGTAGAAGAACTCGGAGGATCTTTTGTTATGATAAATCCAAGATTAAGAGGGTCAGAATCAGGCGTTTTTGATACTCAAAATGAAATTAGACAGATAGCGTTAATTAAAAATCCTGTATTGAGAAATGGTACTGTAGCTTCTGGAGTAGCGTATTCACAAACAACAGCGATAGAAGTGGAAAATGTAGGCGACAACTATGTTGAAGACGAATATGTTTATCAAGGAATAAGTTTGGAAACTGCAATGTTTAAAGGTAGAGTTGTAAGTTGGAATTCAGAGCTTAATCTTCTAAACTTGTTAGATGTGTCTGGATCTTTAACTACCGATGGACTAACAGGTGACACATCAAAAGCTTCTCGTCTGGCTAATACATCTGTTGAAAGAGCCTTTACTCCATATACAGGAAGTTTATTGTACATAAATAATATTACATCAATTCAAAGAGCTACAGATCAGACAGAAGACTTTAAGATCGTGGTTTCATTTTAATCCCAGTGAAGAGGAAAAAGACTAAATGACTGTAGGTTCAGATTACGCAAATACAGAGCAATATAACTTATCGACAGATTTGAATGTTACTCCTTATTATGATGATTATGAAGATAAGAAAGAGTATTACAGAATCCTCTATAAGCCTGGTTTTGCCGTACAGGGGCGTGAGCTTACTCAAATGCAGACAATTCTGCAAAAGCAAATCACACGATTTGGTAGACATATTTTTGAAGAAGGTACAATTGTTCTTCCTGGTAATTTCCAACTCTTCGCAAACAATGACTCTTCCGCTGGCGCTTTAGACTATGTAAAAGTTAGAGATGTTGATGATAAGGGTAATAATATAATAGCATTTGGAAATTTTGATAGTGCTATACTTCGTGGTGCTACTTCTAATGTTACAGCATATGTCAATATTGTTGCTGATGGTACAGAACTTAGTGCAAATGCAACAAAAACACTTTATGTTGATTATCTTTCAGTTAATAGCGGAAATACAAATCAAAAGAAATTTATTGATGGAGAAATTCTTGTATCAAGCGTAGGTAATCTTGTTACTGTAGGAACAAATTCTACGGGCAAAGGATCAGCTTTCCGTATTACAGAAGGTGTTGTATTTTCAAAAGAACACTTTGTTTATTTTCCAGAACAAGAAGTTATTCTAGACCGCTATAGTGATAATCCGACAGCTAAAGTCGGATTTAATATTATCGAAAATATTATTGATTATACTAGTGATAGCACTCTACTTGATCCGGCTCTCGAATCTTCAAACTATTCTGCACCAGGCGCTGATCGTTTAAAAATAACAGCAGTTTTGGAATCTCGTTCATATGATGACACAGAAAGTCTTCCAAACTTTACAACTCTCTTTACTATCAAAGATGGTGTTATTCAAACGTTTAATCAAAGAACGCAATACAGTATTCTTAAAGATGAGCTGGCTAAGAGAACATTTGATGAGTCCGGAGATTACTATGTTTCTGGTCTTGATGTTGAGCTTAGAGAAAATGCAGATAATGGAAAAAATGGTGGTCTAGTATCAGCATCACTTAATCCAGATGCAAACTTAATTTCTGTTCGTGTTAGTCCTGGAACAGCTTATGTCAAAGGATATGAAGTTGGAATTGTTCGTCCAGAGTATCTAGTCACTCCTAAATCTACAAACTATATTAATGTAAGTTCTCAAATTGTATCTGCTTTCATGGGATCTTATGTTACAGCTAATAATATGGTTGGCCATCTTGAACTTGATGAAGGCAAAACTATCAGTCTTCTTGATACATATAATAGAAGAATTTCAAATGGAAGATTTACCGCTGTTGCTTTAGGTAATACTATCGGTACAGCTACCGTTATGAGCATCGAATATAATAGTGGCATATTAGGAACATCGGACGGTAGAGCTGATATCTACATATCAGATATCCGTATGCTAGGAAGCAATAGCTTCTCTTCTGTTAAGAGTTTATATATTGATAACGATCCAACTGCTGATTTTGGTGCTGATATTGTTCCAGATATTGTAACAAACACTACGATCTTGAGAGAACCCTTCAACGCACCTCTATTGTATTACACAGGTTCTAATTTTACCAGAAAAATAAAAGATGGAAGCAGTAGCGATGTTTCAAGAACAACATATTACTATACCACAACAATACCAGTAACAATTACCGAAGCTGGTAGTTATGGCACATTTACCGCATCTGTTGCTGGTGC